TCTGCTCTCACTTCCACAATTTGACCAATCAATTGATCCTTGTGTTTCCAAAATTCATCTCTATTGTCATCTGTCAAACCAGATCCCACATTGGTTTTAATCAATTTGCCATCATCTAAACCTTCACAAATCAATGCACCCAGTTTGCCCACATTTCTGCCTGTGCCTTCTTCTGTGGCTTTCACAGTCAAACTCACTTCTATAAACGGCTTCAGTTTCAACCAAGCATGACTTCTTTTACATTCATACGAAGACTCAATATCTTTAATCATAATACCTTCATAACCACCCTCTACTGCCCTCTTATTCACCTCTGTGTACGTCTTCTGACCTTCGGATGTGTCTAAGTCCACAATTTCATGGTCCAGCACTGTAACGGCGTCTAAATTGGTTTTGTGCTGTTCATACCATGCTTTTAACATCTGTGTTCTCAATGTTTGGCTTTTGGCCCAGGCACCTTTTTTAAAATCTTCTAATGGTAAAAAATCAAACAAATGAAGCACTGCGTCTTTGGCTGTGCCTCCACTTTTTCTGTGTACCTGTTTCATCAAGTCCTGAAAGTTTTCACTCATCACTTCACCATCTAATACCACAGGATATGGTGGAGGACTTGCTTTAACAACATTGGATATTTGTTCTTGTATGTGTCCAAAGTTTGAGAACTCTTTGCCATTACGACTGAACATATCCACTTTGCCATCTGGATACACAATAGTAACCACTCTAACACCATCCAGTTTTACTTCCAACATCTTCTTACCCACCAACTTTTTTTCATGGTTTGTTGAATCATGGGCAAGTTGGCAAGTAAACACGGGCACCATGTACTTGCCAAACTTATTCTTTTTAGCCACAGAGTTCACAGTTTTTTCTGAAACTCCACATCTTAAATCTTTAATTAATATTCTTCTGTAAAATCCATTCCATTGTTCAGCAGTTGCTGAGCTCATCACCAGTTCAATGGCATCTCTTGCCGCATGTCCTGTGAGTTCTCTTGCATGTAATTTTTCAGCAAGTTCTTTAAAAACTTCCCATTTACAACCTTGTCCAGATATCACTTCATCTTTTGTGGGCACCTGCTTGACGCCAAAAGTGTACAATTTGTCCAAACACATCTTCAAACCTTCAAAGAACTCATCAAGACCTTCGTTCATAGCATCTAACAGAATCTTTTCTTTAGCCAATCTACTGTTGTCTGCTTCTAGTTTAGCAATAATGTCTTGCGGTTGTGTTCTCATATCAGTTTTACCAAAATGTAAATTTGTAGACATAATACCGCAATAGGAACGATTGTTCTAATCAATTCCATTGTGTGGTTGTACTCGTCCAATTTTCGTTCCAATTTGTTTCTTTTTGCTTTTTTCATTGTACTAATATTATTATCTTTTACCATAATTGTCAATCTCCTATACTGGTTTTAACACTGTGCTTTTAGCCATATCTTTCCAATTTTCTGGAAAGGCTTTTGCCAAATCAGCAATTTTCAGCACAGTTCTCAAACTGATTTCTCTCAACTGTCTTTTATTTTCATCCACAAAAGACACAATTGAATCTTCAGTTTCAGTAGGTAAAGCATACGATTTCAACATACCATCCTGTACTATCTGTTTAATTCTCAAAATCTTCTCTCTAATTGTGTCAATTGTAAGATCAATATAATGACATCTTGATTCCAATGCCTCTAGGTGATCTCTCAACTTTTTACTTTTTACATTGTCGAATTTAATGTTTGTGATAAAGATCACTGAACCAGCAAAATCAAAAGTATCTGGCACACCTTCTCTTCTCAACATATGCGAGTCTGTGTTCCAACAAATTTTTCTAGTTTTTTTAGAATCCAAAGCCGCTTTTAATATGTTCAAACTTAAATCGTCCAACAAGATAGAATCACAGTCATCAAATACCAACACATTGTCAGCATCTGAAAAATTGTACAATTTACAATATAATCCTATTGGAGACATTGCACCTTTTACAACTTCATATTTTGGTCTTGTGTTACCCAATGTGCTAACAACACCATATCTATCAAGCACTTGCTCAACACCGTGTGATTTACCTACGCCTGGAGGGCCACTAACAATCATTGCTCTCACATCACCTCTTTTAGTGGCTTTTGTCATGTCTGTTAATATGTCGAAACGTTGTCTCATTCTTTCCACAGTTTCAGCATCCGATTCTTCTTTGGGTTGTTCAGGAGCAGAGTCTCTCAATTGATTCTCATTCTCAACATTTATTCTGATTTGATTTTTTGTAGCACCTGGGTACTTTTCAACATCATCTATCTTAACAGTGATAAATCCACCTTCTTTGTGTGGATGTGGTTGATATCCTTTTACCAAGTTGAAAGTTTGATTTTCTACAGTTTTGTTTCTGTAAGTGCCTTCTAGTAAGTATATTGTGTTTTTCATATGTGCCCTTTTTGTTGCCTTAGTTTGTTTGCCTTATATTAATATTATAGTTTCTGGTGACCAAAATGTCAACCAATTAGTCTGCTCTACTTTCACTGTAACAAGTTAATCCGTACTGTTCTTCCAACACCTTAGCAAAGGCATCACAAGCGATTTCCTTAATACTCATAGATTGTGTGTGTCTCCACTTGTGGTTTTCTGGCATGATATCGTAGTATGATACTCTCCAACCACCTCTGTAACCGTTGTCACCAATGCCTTGTTTCTTTAACCAACCTACAAATTTACCTTGAGCTGGTCTGATTGAAATGTTAGCGAATCCACAATACATAGGTTCTTCTTTGCCTTCCATGTAGGTATCAACAGCATCAACAGCCGCCTCTCTGGCTATGCCCCACATCTGCACGGGTTCTACTTTTGCGTTTACAAATTTTACAACTTTTTTTACATCTTCTTTTAACATAGTGTTTCCTTCCTTTTGATTTGTGTTTTTGTTAAATTGATTCATTAGTGTGTCTAACCATTTTTCTGCACTCTCTATATCCATTACATACTCCAATATGTTTCTGAACTTGGTGATAAAAAGTGTGGAGTGTTCACTGACTGCTTGATTGGATTTTTTCTATCTGCATCGTGTATGCTGTAAACAACTTCAGTGGCTTCAATTGACTTTCTGTAAGTGTCCAAATCCACAATCTTCATTTCAACCATTTCACCAGTCAATTCACCTTCTGCTTGTCTACCAGTTTTACCATTTTCGTGTAAACCTAAACCTTCAAATCTGAAAGTTGAGTATGGTTCTCTTTTAGCAAACCCTTCTGCAAACTTCTTCTTAATTCTAGTTAAAGATGCTTTTGCGTGTCCTAGTTCTCTGTGGATTTGTCCTGAGTAAGCATATTGTTTTTCGCTTACTATTTCTGTTGTGTCTGTTCTGTATATTACGTATGCCATTTTGTGCCTCTCTGTTTGTTGCCTTGTTATAATATTATTATACATTCTGACGTACCAAAAAGTCAACCAAAAGTTATCTAAAAGAAGTCCCATTTTATGCGGGTTTCTAGTCTGTGGATAACTTTTTTTGCCCTAAATAGTCCTTTTCACCATAGGTTTTTGCCATATGACACAGAACACACAGGGTTTGTATGTTGCTTTTGGAGTCGTTTCCACCTCGACTTTTTAGGTGTATATGATCACCATGCATCACTCCACGCATGGCTCTCAACTTGTGATATTCATCATCAATGTATCCAAATCTTAATTCGTCTGTTCTAGGATCATATCCACATTTTACACAATCCCAACCTCTGTAGAAAGTGTGTGGTCGTTCTGCCTTACCCATACCGCCATATTCTACACATTCCAATTGATGCTCTCTGCACAATACTTGACTGCCAGGACCTTCATACATACTCAACTTGTTGTCACAGTCTTGCAACATACAAGTTTTTCCTTTAAGTTGTTGTTCTGTCAATACCGCAGAACTTTTGAACTTGTCTTTATCTGCATTTCTAATCATTACCAAAGATCCTTTTTATCAACTGCATAAAGATGTTTGTACTTGGGTGTCTTGAGTTTGGTACTCTTTTTAAGTTGGGCAATTAGAAATGGAATACCAAAACGTGGTTCTGTTGTAAATCCTTTCACTCCATTTTCCTCAAATTCTTCTGGGTTGGCTTTTTTATACCAAGTTTCATATGACAGTTTTGTTTTACTCCAGAACGATCCTGTTTCACTCCAATTGGCTTCAAAGTATTCTTTACAAAACAACGCAAAGTCTAAAAGATATTTGTCATCTATTTTAATGCCGTCTTTAAAACAAGCATCAAAGTATTCATAAAGCATCCTAGCCTCTTTTGCCTGCACTGGACGTTCTTCGTTTATATAAACCCAATACTTGGCAAACATACGAGTAACATCGACATCTTTACGTTTTTCTAATTTCTTGGTCATGATAGTATCGGCCAACAATGTAAATGCACCTGGCTCTCTGTCATCACCAAACTTTTCGTGTGTGGCAAATAGACCTGCGTCTTTGAGCAAATCATTAATTTTTGCAGTGTCTTGCCAAATTGGATCGTCACTGTTATCAATGATAGCACCGTACACCATCTGACGATATGTATCGATAAAATCTAATTTTTCTTTGGCATCACCATTTAACAAAATAAAGTTCCTACGAATTTCTAGTTTTTGTTTCACTGGATAAATGTTGACAGGAATCATTGTGCCTGCTTGTCGCTCGCCAAACACTTTTGTAAGAATAAGAAAAAGTGCAATACTGGTATGTTGTCCGTCCCATGCAATATAGTTGTCACCTTCTTTATACACCTGTATAGGCATTACCATGGTTTGACTGAAATAGTTTAGGATCTTTAACACATGACGCATATTAACAGGACGTTGCATTGTTGAATCAATTAATATTTTGCTAAAATCTACAGGAATTGCCTGTACCAATTCCATCTCTTTGAATGATGACCAATTGTCTTTGTTGCGTCTTTTGAATTCTTCTACAACTGCTTCTAGTTGTGCTTCAAACTTTGGTGCCAGTTTGAATGCTTCTGTTATACGTGTTTGTAGAGATACGAAATTACTCTCTTTGTGATTGTATTGTTCATTTACAATATCTGCGTGTTTACTCATCTTATATCCTCTGTTGTCGGCATATCCAGCCTAAGGTTAATTTACACAGTTTTTTTAGAACCGCTAATAATATTATACTGTCTTATTGGAAAATGTCAACTGCCAAAAATGTCAAGGTTTATGCGGATATTTTAATCTCGGAATGCTTTGGCGTTGGGATCGCCTGTGTATTTTCTATACAATTTGTGTAGCAGATAAAACCAAACACCGTTGATCAAGGGTTCTATGATGGCATCCGCCGCCGCCAAATCAAATCTAGCACCTGTGATCAGATTGTTACAGATCATGGCAATGATGATGTGTCCCACAGTGTATATTGCCGCCAGCATAAACGAACTGCCACCTATTAGGCGTTTTAGTAAATTGAATATACCTTGTTTAAATTCGCTCATACTATATTATATAATAATTCTTTATGGTTTGTCAATAGTACAGCCAAAAAAAAAAGGCGACCGAAGCCGCCTTTTTAATCTAGTTAAAAACTATACAATTATAATTGTACACCTTTTGCTAATGCTTTGTAACCTAAGCCTACTACTGATCTAGGTGCTTTACCTGTTCTGTATACTTTAACACCAGTTCTTTTGTTAGTGTTTAAGAACACAGGTAAACCTTTGAATCTTAATGCTTGAATTACAGCACCTGGGTTACCAGCACCAAATCTATTTTTGATAGCATTTGATGATAACGCTTCACCGTTTAGTAAAGCAGTCTCTACTCTTTTTTGTATAGTCATAGTTTTTTTCTTAGCCATTCGACTAACTCCTTTGTTTGTTTCCAACTGCTCGGTATTCGATACATCTGAAAACATATTTTTTATTATGTTTAACATATTAACACTAATATACATTCTTTTGTGGATAAAGTCAATTATGTAGGTTTACCAAATTATTCAAATATGCTCATGTCACAGTCTAAAACTGTGGCAACCAAGTGAACTCTGTCTTCTTCACCGCCGTTGAAAGCATTATGATATCGGGTATTATCGGTGATCCATACTCCGCCATCTGCAGGCATATGAACAATATCTGTATCGATACACATTCTGGCACCAAAATTTGTTACAATTGGTATATGCAGTCTAGGCTCTGGATCTCTATGCCAACTTAAAGTGGTACGAGGCAGTTTCCAAAGCAACCTAATCCTACCAAGTCGATACTTTTTGGTAATGGCATCATAGATCTCTTTGAAATATGTGTCTTCAAACAGTTTGACAAATTCAGAATACTTGCCTTCGTCAATAGGTTTTTCTCTTTGAACTTCTTGATAAGTGCTGTCTGGTTTGGTCCAATACAGTCCTCTCACATTACCACCTGTGATTGAATTTGGATCATTTGGTATTTGTGTAAGACAGATAGCATTGATATCTCTTTCCCCAATTGGCGACTGTCTTGAAACTCTTGAATCCACTTCTTTGAGTGCTGACTGCATTTTGGCAACATCAAACTTTAATGTAGGATCTCTGTAAAAACCCTTTAGCATATTAATCTCCGAACGTGATCCCTTGTGCCAATGGTAATGATTTACCGTAGTTGATTGTGACTGTGCTTCTTCTCATGTACTGTTTCCAAGCATCGGATCCAGATTCTCTGCCACCACCTGTGTCTTTCTCACCACCAAATGCTCCGCCAATTTCTGCTCCACTTGGTCCAATATTGATGTTAACAATACCACAATCCGAACCTGTGGCTGATGTAAATGTTTCTGCTTCTTGAACATTGTCAGTGAATATACACGAACTTAAACCTTGCGGAACTGAGTTGTGAATTTCAATTGCTTGATCTAACTCTTGATACTTCATCACATAAAGAATTGGAGCAAATGTTTCGGTCTTAACCAAATCACATTGTTCTGTCACCTCCACTATTGCTGGACGCACCAAACATTGTGCTTCATCGATCACATCTCCACCGTGTACAGTGTAGCCCTTTGATTTGGCTGTGCTCAATGCTGACTGCATTTTATCCACAGATGCTGAATTGATCAGAGGACCAACCAGTGTTTCTGGTTTGAAATTGTCTCCCACAGATAAACTTTCATATGCTGGTTTTAATTTTATCATCAATTCATCATACACAGATTCTTGCACAATCAATCTTCTCAGGGTGGTGCATCTTTGTCCTGCTGTACCAACAGCACCAAACACAATACCTCTCACTGCTAAATCTATGTTGGCGTGTTTGGACACAATCATTCCATTGTTTCCACCCAATTCATATAATGCTCGGCCCATTCTTGCTGACACCCTAGGTGCCAGTGCTTTGCCCATTTCAGTTGAACCTGTGGCACTTAATAAATTTATTCTGCCATCATCTGCCATCCATTCTGCCTGTTCTTTGTCTCCGTCAATCAATTGCAACAAATCTTTGTAATCTGTGCCAGGCATACATTCATCCACTGCTTTGTCCCATGCTGACTTACAACATTTTGTTACCTCAGTTGCTTTGGGCGAACCTTTCCAAAGCACACTGTTTCCACACACAATGGCTAAACAATGATTCCATGCCCAAACGGCACAAGGAAAATTGAATGCTGTGATCACACCTACAACTCCTAATGGATTGTAAACTTCTTGTAATTTGTGTTCTGGTCTTTCGCTCTGTATGGTCAATCCATACAACTGTCTAGACAGTCCCACAGCGAAATCACACATGTCAATTGCTTCTTGAACTTCGCCGATTGCTTCTGCGTGTATTTTTTTTGCGTCTGTCATGATGGCTGTGCCAATCTTTTCAATGTCTTGTCTTAAGATATTGCCAAACACTCTAATCAATTCACCTCTTTTAGGTGCTGGCACTGTGCGCCACTGTGTTTGAATTGCTTTTGCTTTTGTGATAGTGATGTCGTAGTCTGATCTATTCATAAAGTTTACCAAATTTATTGCTTAAAAAAGTTTCCAAAGGAACATCTTCTTGACGTTGGAATCCTTTGCCTGTTAGTTTTCCTTCAGCGTAAGCAATCACAATCGCACACATTCCTGAAGCAGTTGTTCTTTGTATAGCACTGAAGTCTTTATCACCATATATCTTTCTACTGTAGGTTACTTCTTGTAAGGTACCGTTCTTAATACCCACCACACTGCAAAACATCACTATGACATCTGAGGTTGTGTAAGGTACTTCTTGATCAAACAGATCGATAAATTTTTCTTTGTTGTGTTTTAAATTTAAATCGTCTAACAAAAACTTAATTGAACTGTGGTGTCCTGGATATCTGATTGTTTTATAATCCAATGTTTTTACTTTATCTTGAAAAGTTTCACACATGCTTGCCGCACCACCTGAAGTGTTAAATGCATCATATCTGTCACCATCTATGTACAGTGTTTCCAATCCATCTAGTGGCTGAGTCTTGATGTGTTTACCATTTCTAATCACATCACACTCATTGATGTATTCGTTGATCAATCCTGATGTACTCCAAGTTAGATAATAACTCATTTGATTGTTTGGGTACTTAGGCAATGCTCCGCCTCTCATGTTGACTTTATCAACTCTTGAAAATTGTTTCATTAAATTACTGGCTACAATGTTAATGGCTCCGGGAGCAAACCCGCATTGTGGCATCATGAACACATCAGAGTTAAGTGTTTTAATATGATCTGTAACTGCTGTGTCTTCTGTTAAATCAAAATATGCAACATTGTTTTCGTTGCATGAATCGGCTATTAATGGATTAGCATCATATGGAGCCGCTGACACTATGATGTCTTGTTTAGATACAAATGCATCTAGTTCTGTCTTGTTAAACACATCTAATTTTTGTACTTCGTCATTGCCAAATTTATCAGCAACAGTGACATTGTGTTCAGTTGTTTTAAGATAGTTGTAAATTGTGCCACCAATTTTGCCAGCACCAAGTATTCCAATATTTTTCATATGTAGTATTTTATCCTCTGCCGCTATCGGTGATGAATTTTTCTGGACCTTCTGTAACAAATTCCAGTCCTACCTGTCGACCGATGTACAGATTTTTTTTTGGATTCCATTGCATATTAATTTTGGCAGTTTTCTGTACCACTGCTGTTAAAAATTCTTTCTCTCTAAATGATAATACTTCTGCTTCTATCATTTTTTCATTTTTTAAACATTTGATTGTGATTTTATCGTCAAAGTGTGTTGTTTTCATCATTGTCCTTATTGTTGATTTTGTCTTGAGTTGCATAAAAGTGATACAATATAAAATCTGCCCATAATAGATTTACAAGGTATCCAAACATACTGTATCTGATATTAAACAATATTGGTAAGAAAAATAACACCAGCCACAACATAAGTAGATAATGTCTTTTACGATGAATGGGTACGGTCCAAAGTAACCAGTTCATTTAACTATTGAATTTTCTAATTTTTTCTGCTTTTTTAAGATTAATCAATCTTTTTTTTGCGGTTTCTCTTTTTACTTCACTAGGTTTTTGATAGTGCTGTCTATCTTTTAGTTCTTGAAAAAGTCCTTCCTTTTTCATTTTACGTTTCATTAAACGTAAGGCTTTTTCAACATTATTATTCCTGACTTCTATTTTCACAGTTCCTCCATTGTTATGTTTAATTTAGTCAAATACTACTAAAATATAACATTATTTGTGCATAAAGTCAATAGCAAGATAAGTATTATTAATGGAGAGTTACCAATGGCTAAAAAATCGGATAGAGTACGCAGACGCGAAATCAAAAAAGCCGAGAAAGCCATTCGTAATAAATCACGTATAATACCAAAACGTGATACCAAATCCAGTCTGGATAGAAAAGAAACTTTTCCAGAATCCCACGTAATCACCCTAGATGATCTAACTAATCCGGATTTTGATAAATAGTGACTTTGTGCTTTTTGCACTAGAAGATCAATTACAAGATATGATCTGCAATTTTTAAATCAACCAATTGTTTTGCTGTAAAATATTGATCGGAAGGATTGTTGAATTTTTTTCTAACATCTACCAAACTGTATCCGGTAGCATCTCTTAATATCTGCATACATCTTTGTTCACAGTTGTTGTTTTCTTTCATCTGTGCTTTCATGTCATGCATTTTGGATTCCATTGTGTCCGAGTGTTGATGGTTTAATATGCCTGTGTTCTTCCCAATGTAACGCTCACCTTGTTGACCGCTGGCAAATATCAAAAAGCCTGCACTCATCACAGCACCAATACCTATTGTGGCTATTGAGTGATGACTATCTTTCATCACATCAATCAATGCGAAAGATTCATACAAGTCTCCACCCACGGTGTTGATGTACAATGTCAATTTGCGTTTGGGTTTCTTCTGAAGATTGGCTGACAGAATCCATTTAATTGCTTTGCTGACATTATCTTCTGTGATTTCTCCGTTCAAATAATGAACGTCATTGTCATAAAGACTGACTTCTGCTCGCTCTTCTGCACTGTAATTTTCGTACTTTTTCATTATCGTTGTATTTATAAGAAATTTGGGTATGGGAATTATATGGGCAGTTAATGGAACTAATCCTGTTGAGTCCAGGAATATTTGGATAGTTCTGAATCTTCAGTCCATCTTATGAACAGTCCCAGTTCCTTGCCATGTGCTTCTATCTCCCAGGGCAGATCCCAGTAGTTGGTGTTGCTGTCCACTGCTTTATTTTGCCATCTGCTTGATCCCGAACGTGACATATCAACCAACTCACCTTTGCTGTACTGTTTGACGTGGACCATTTCGTGTGCTATGGTCTCCATTATTGTTCTTTTGGATCCTGTGCTGTCCACAGTTATTGTAAATTCTTTTGGTCTGTGGTTTGTGTCATCAAAATCAACTTCGCCTAATATACCATCTTCCTTGTACAATGTCTTGGTAAATTCTACATCAATCACAACCGAGTCTTTGATCTTTAATTTCTTGGCACAGTAATGAACAAGACTTTCCGTCAAGTCTGTGATACTTTTGTTTGCTCCTGAAACTGTGACCAACATTATCCTTTTGCCAACTCCATAGCCATTTGTTTTAATTCAGAAATTAAAAAATTTATTTCTTCTTGTGATTTTTTATCTGCAACTGCTTTTTCAACTTCCATGCTTTTTTGTTTCATGGCAGTTAGTTTAATTTTTATATCATTAAAATTATGATATTGTAACATACTTGTATAATAACACAAATACAAGTCTATGTCAATTGTCTATTTTTGAATTTTTGGAAATAATGCATCTGTACAGAACAATTCGACATCCTCTTCTTTTAGTCCCAATGACTTCATCACTCTTGGAGTGTGGGGATTTTGTTGCTGATTATGGCAGTAATAGTTTTGAGCATCTATGGTGTCTTCGAATTTGGCTGTGTTGTTGTATTCACCTATAGAATCAAAATACACTTTCAAATTTTCCAATGCTAAATCCACAATGGCTTTGGATTCTTCTTCACTGCTGACATTACCTGCGGCAACCATAGAACCACTGAATATGTTCAATGCCCATTGCGGTAATTCACGTTTCTTGCTGGGTATAAATTCTTCCACAGCCTCTTTGAACCAATCTATCAATGGATGCTCTTCACCACCTGAACTTTTTGAAAAATCATGAAATGCACCAGTCATCTTGTTTTTGCCTGCAATCACATCAAAGCCATATATAGGACCATTGTTATCCAAATTAGGAAAGATACACACGTGCATCATCCATAATCCTTTTGACTCTCTGGCATCCACAACATCTATGTGACAACGTCTACAGTCTTCTGTTTTCCATACTCTGTTGATCCAACCATTGTCGGGTTGATTGAATTGACTCATGCCTTCTTCTTGAATTTCGGTACCTCTTGCGTCAAACTCTTTTATGATTTGTTCTTTGCAGTCTATTAGAGTGTCCCAGATGTAACTCATTAAACATCACCATCTATAAAAGGATCATCAATGTCTTCTCCCTTTAATGCCTTGACTCTGTCTTCAAGCACACTGATTGCAGTTATGATATGGCCACAATCTGTTTCTTGTACTATGCTTTTCAAATAGTTTATTTCTTGTTGAAGTATGTTTGTTCTAATTAGATTGCCTGAAAAGTCCTTACGTGCTTTTCTTAAAGGCGATGTGTTACTTAATTTGACCATCTTGCATTTCTTTAAACAGTTGTGTGGCAAAGTTAAAACACACTTTGGCTTCTTCTGCCATGCTGTCTTTGGTTTTGCTTCTAATTTTGTCTTTTAAATCTGTTACGTCCCCTTCAAACTGATACAGTTTACCTGAACCAGGCACTTTCTTTTTCAGTATCTGTCCACCACTTAAATCTCCCATGTGCCTCACATAAACATGGGCCATCACTTTGTCAACATCGTCACGTATACGGAAAATGTGTTCCATATATTTCTTTGTGGAAGGTTTATGTTCTGGTGGAGGATTATCTCCCCATAATTCAATATAGTCTTCCATTATGCTAGGAGCTCTTCTGATTGTTGGAATGTTGTTGAAGATACCATGCATCATTGCTGTGGCTTCAAGTGTATCATAAATGGCATGTTGATTGAATAAAAATTCCGCATATTGTTTTTCGTCCACAGTGCCGCGAAATATCTCCATCACAAATTGCTGACGTTCAGCATTTTTGTGTTCTTCCATTGTTAATTCTTTTAATGAACTCATTCTTTTTCTATTATTACTTGTAGTGGATAACCTTTTGCTCTACTGGCATTGGTAACTTCTGTGCCTTTTTGTTCTGCTATCTCGTATGTGTACACTGCAATCACACACGAACCTTCTTTGTGAATTTTAAGTGTTAAGTCTTTTGCTGTTTCTATGGTGTGTTTGAACACACTACAAATTATGTCTATCACAAAATCCATTGGTGTTATATCATCGTTCATGATGATCACTTTAAAATTGTCGGGTTCCTTTACAACCTGTTTGACTTTTTCATCTATTTGTACATCTATGCCAGTGCCTGTCATTCTATTCCTGTTGTTAGTGCGGTAGGGTGTTGCCACCCTACCTATATTAAAGTTACTTAACTTCGATAGTTCTTGCCTTCTTACCTTCTGGAATTATTCTTTCCATGGATATTTTTAGCAAACCATCTTTAAGTTCTGCTCCTTTTACTTCCACATCGTCAGCAATAGTAAAGGCTTTTGAAAACCATCTCTTACTGATTCCTCTGTGAAGCATACCGTCTACGTCAGAATCTTTGGCTTTTTCCTTAGATTTGACAGTCAACATATTGTCCTTGTATTCTACATCAATGTCGTCTTTTGAAAAACCTGCAAGTGCAAGTTCCACGTCATATGTGTAGTCACCAGTCTTCACAATGTTGTACGGTGGGAAGTTTGTAGCAGTCATGGTGTTGAAATTGTGATCATCAATCATTCTTTCGAAATGATCGAACACATTGTCAAATCCTACTGTTACGGGTCTTAATTGATTGAATATAGATAGTGTTTTATTTGTCATCGCTTTTCTCCTTTTTAAGCAAGTTAATGTAATGTAAGTCCTATCAAGCAACCTACACACTTATTTATTACACATAATTGCGTAATACTGTATTATATAATAGTTAAACCTAAAAAATCAAGAGAAAAAATAAAAAAATTTACCAAAACAACTATTGTTGGAATCCATTTAGTTTGGCTATCTGATCATTTTCTGGAGTCATGGCAATCATGGTGTTAAAACTCATGCTGATACGATCCTTGTCTGTTGTGTTTCCTTCCACACTGTGTTTGACCCAACTTGGAAAAATTATGATCTTGCCTGGTGCCGGATTATAAGTGGCTTTTTGCGAAGTGATTTGTGAATATTTTGGCAGTCTTGGCATAAAAAATTCAGCATCATCCTCTCTATAAAATTGTATTCTTCCTTGTTCTGGTGTGGCATCTATGTAGTAAACTCCACTCAACAAACTGTCTCTGTGATTGTGAGGTTGATTATAACTGCCGTTAGGATTAACATTCCACCAAAAGTCACTGATTTGTAGTGTGGGCAATTCTGCCATCTTGGTGCATTGATTGATACTGTTTTGAATTCCTTGTAACAAAACTTCCACAGTGATAGGCTTTTGAGCCAAGAGATCTTGAGCTTCACTTTGCCATCCACCATAATTGCTTATTTTTCTTCCTTGAGATTCTTCTTTTAATTTGTAAACATACTCTGTCAATTCAAAGTTGTTGGCTTGTTTTAAATCACCTTGCCAAATTATAGTAGGGAACCATAAGTCTGCTTTCATTGTTTTTCCTCTGTTGGTGCAAACACTTTCGTTGCTTGTTCAAATTTGTAAATGCGATTATTATTCAAACTGTTGTAGGGTTTGTTAGAGTCTGATACCAAATAATAAGTTTTAGATTTACTTAAAATGTATCCAGTTAACCAGTGACTGTCCAGACCATTAAGATTAATAAAGATGTGATCCACGATCGACACAGTTTCTACTAACCATTTTTCATTCAACATTTTTTCAAAATCATACATGTATATGTTTAAGTCTTGTTTGATATCCTTCATTGCTTCATTGAAGTCTTGTTTAAGAGAGTCATCAAAATTAATTAATAGAACAGACTTGTTTGAGTCATGAATAGAATCAGGAGGCGTGATTAACTTTATTTCAGGCATTTGTAGTAATTTATTAGATTATTTTTTAATTTTCTTCCAAACTGAGTTGTTGTTTTGCTCTTCATTTTGAACATAGTTTTGGACATCCATTTCAAAATTTGGTGGAAGCACTGTGGTTAGATCAGGTTTTATTCTTTGCTTTTGTACTTTATTCTGATTTGATTCTCCTGATCTCTCATTATGAATGTCTTTTTCTTCGCTGATTTTTTTTTTGACAGCCTCTTTCGAAACTTCTTTTTCTGCTTCAGCAATCATTTGATTCCATTGATCTAATGGCATCGGAGGTTCTTCTTGTTTTGGCACGTAGTCTTCCCAAGGAAGTCTGTCTATTATACCTTTTACAAAATACTCTTTATGTTTTTTAATTGTGTCGCCTGGATTATCATTCTTCCAGTGTTTTTTTTGATCAAAAAGTTTTTTATCTTTTTCTTCGTATATACGCAATCTTTCTCTGGCATTATCATCCAAAGGGACATCAATTGGTTCTGGTTGGTTTTGCTCTGCGTCTTTTATCAATTCATCTATTACTTCATTAGCAGGCGGTACAGTTGTGTCTATTTCAATCTTTTTTTTTACAGGGTCTGCATCATACATCACTTCTGATTCATCAAAGCCATCTACAGTTGTGCTAGTGTGTTTCTTAAGTTGTTCTTGCATTGCCTTTTTATTTTCTTCTTGTTGTTTTACAATATCACTTAATTTTAGACCTTTAGGCTTTGGTGCTTCGTCTTCTTCTCTGGCTTCTTTTGCTATTTGCTCAAGTTTTTTCAACTCTTGCTTTTCTCGTTCTTTGAACTCTTTTATTTTTGCGGCACTTAATGGTTTGGATTCTAATTTTTGGATATCAAATGGCTCATCATCGTCCTCTGCTTCAGATGAATCTTGTGGCGGTGTGTGTTGAGGTTCGCTGGGTGGATTATTCTTTGGGGGCAGTTTGCCGTATTTTTCTTCATGTCTCCATTGAAAATGATATTGTGAAGCAATCAACAACAGAACTGCTAGTGGATCAAACACAAATATGATCGTGATAATTACCCATCTCACTGCTTCTTCTAATAAGTTTCTATCTGCTTCTTGACCATACACAAATTCAGCAATATATCTGATTGGTCCCACTTCGGACTCTAATCTCATTAACTGACCTTTTAACGGTTCTTGATCAATTATTAATAGTTCTATTCTGCCTTGGGCATCAAATATGTTCTTTTCTATGGTCTTAATCTCCACTGTGTTTTTGTCCAGTGTGTTGTTGATCTGTGCTCTTAATTTATTGATGTTTTCTTGTGCTACTGTGATCTGCTGATTAATTCTATCTCTTTCTGCCTGTTGGCTCTTACGCACTTCCAAACCACGTTTGATATTGTCTCCTTTGAATACTCCTTTACCTTGATCTGTGTAGGCTTTGACATCTGCATCTAACACTTCCAATCTCTTGTAAGCATCATCTATCTTCTTTTGTTCTATTGCGATGTCTTGATTAAATCTGTCATTTGAGCCCGTGCTTTGCCCTGTAAGACGTTCTAGCACACCTTTTTGTCGCTCTATGTAACTGTTTTCGGCTCTTACTTTGTTGTCTATGATTTCGATTCTTTGTGTAACTGTGTCTGAGGATAGGTTTTGATCCACGTGTGCTTTGGATAAGAATCCAAATATACCCATTGATGTTATAACCATCAACACAAACACTGCTATGGATAGATAAGTTTTAAGCCACCATTTGGCTCTATTCCAATTTTTATGGAGCCACAGTGCTGTGATCAGTTTGCCCACTTCCAACGATGTACCCATAATGATAATGGGAACAGCCGCCGCGGCAAATATAGCCACAAGTCCTGCCACTGAATAATAAATGGCAACTCCTGATATAGTAAGGGCCGTGAATAGTACTAATAATCCGAAAAACATAATCCTTTGATTAACCTTTCAACTGTGTATATTTACCTAATAAAACGCCAACCGTAATATGCTAGGTCTTTACACGCAGTCTCTTTGTAAAATCTAGACTTGTCTTTTTTACCAATTTCACTAAACACAATTCTACAATAACCAGATCCTGTTGGATATGATGCTACAATTTTTACCGCACCCCACGAGTTTTTGTCTGTATTGTGCCATTTTACAACTTTGCCTTCTTCTAGATTATTAAGTGCATAGAAAACTGTGTTTCTTTGTTTTTCTTTGTCTTGTTTGCTTAAACTGTATCTTTTTGACAGTGTGTAGTTGTACAACAGATTCGCAGAACTACTCACATTACCATAATGTTTGTTCACACTTTTGTATGAATTAGAATCATTAACATTGTGATTACCTGCACAATTGGTCAATAATATGCTACCTAACACTAGGATCAATAATCTCATAACTCCCGTCAAGTTTTTCACAGACATATCCTTTCTTCTTAATCATTGAACCGTTTAAATTGATATGATAGTAGTATTCTCTGCATTCTTTGGCTATTCCGCTGTAAGCCAAAAAGTCTTTAACTCCATCATCGCACACTAAAACTTCAGTTGTTTTACTGTCTATGACAACGCCATTACTATCAACCACATTAACCGTTTCTGTTTTTAGATTACAGTATTGATTGCTCCATGGACCACCTGCTGTTGCTTTAGCAATCCACAAAACAGATATCAACACCACGATTGTGGAAATTAAATATCTCATATGGAATTAATCCTTTGAAATATCTTTGATATCTGTTTTTATTTCTGAAGCCTGTTCAATTGCTTTATCGCTATTATACGACTTGATTAAGTCTTCAACGTCTTTTTTAGACAGTTTAATCAATACAAACGATCTGTAATTGTTAAGGCTTGGATTATAAACAGTGATCTTCTTCTCAACTGAATATGTTCTCATCAAAGTGTCACTGATAGCATTCACAATAATATCTTGTGCTTCTAACATACCAGTCATTTGCTCTGCGGAACCTTTTTCAGTGTATTCGATAAAAGTTTTGTTGTTCATTTCTCCATTGATTCTGTCTGCAATTTTAGCCTTTGCCTTTAATGTAGATTTTTTCAAACTCATCTCCATGTCAGGTGATACTGCTACTGCTACTGCATAATAGAAACCATTTCTAAAAATGATACCTTCCTTGCCTGTGTCTTTGTGCTTCAAGTACCATTTAGGTACTGATCTTTCTTTTTGTTCGATGGGCAACTTTACCATTGTGTTAGAACACGCCGTAAGGGTGAATCCTAAAATTGCTATTGCACCATATTTCAAAATGTTATTCATTTTGCCTCCTTTGTAAGTCTAAAGTATATAAGAAATTGCCAAAATAGTCAAGCACAAACTACCAAAAAAAAATGGCATAAACATTGATGTTTTGGCATTGATGTTACCAAAATATTATTTGATTACTGTGTATTCGAAGTTTTGAGTGGTCTCGTTCTTTTGGATCAACTTGGCGCCGTTTCTCAGATGAAATTTTTCAGCCATCTTGGTAAGTGGTGAAAGTGTAATCAATCTGTTTAAATGATTAGATTTCTTTATCATTTTGTACACTTCGTTCACAATCATTTTGCCACCACCTTTTTGTAGACTCCAAACTGTGTATGCAATAGCAATTGAACCTTGTATGCCTGCCCTGTGAGTGGCTTGTAGATATGCATCTTTGGATAGCACATCAAGATCCTCAACAGTTTTGGGTATTTCATTCACAAAGCCAAAACACATCACAGCCTTTATTTCGCCGTCGTGTTTTAATCCAAACATTTTCCTGCCGTATGATGTTCTAAATTTATTGTCTAATTCTGGTCTCACAGGATCCTGAGAACAATCCACTTCTTTCAATTCAACCAGTTCTGTTTTCTTTAACCAATCAAAGTTAAACCAAGATTTAATCTTCTGTGTGGTCTTCATCATATTTCCTGATGTGTAATAAGAATGCCATCACTGCTACACTAAACACTATCCCTATAAAAAACAAACCTAACATTATGCTCCTGTGTATTTTTTATCGCCTAGGTGCCAATCCACATCTTCAAAATTTTCACTGCTACATCTAGGACAACAATAAAATTCTTCCAGAGATTCGTCTTTTTCTAATTCTTGAGCAACACCTCTCCATTTACAATCCCAACAAATAAAATTCCAAAAAGTTTCTTTTTCTTCTGTCACTTGTTGCCTTTCATCAGTGTGATTTCTGTGGCGGCTTTTCTGCCTGACACATCATCGTCATCAGCAAACACAGGTACTTGATTGGATTTGTGCATGGTGGCAATACCAACCAACCTACGTTTTCCTGTGTACCTCATTTCTTCTCTCTTACTGCCCACACCTTTTTCCATCACAGGCACTTTGTCACCACAAGGAATGCCTTGTCTATCCACAATCTTTTCAAACTGTAATGTTTCAGACTTTTTAGGTCTTGGTTTGATGTTGTCCAAGCCTCTCTCCTTCAACCAAGCCTTGTGTTCCTCACGAGCCTTTCGCAGTGATGCTGTGTTGGGTAATCTGTGTTTGATTCTTTTGGGTTGGTTCAAAATAATAAATCCCATTCTATTATTGTATTGTGTTATTTACTGTTTGTCAATGATTGAATTTTGTCCAAAATAATGTTGGAGTACTCCTCATTGGTGCTCCAAGCACTCAAACCATTCACCATTTGTTCAATGTTAAGTTGTGTTCTGTTTTGATTTCTTGAATCTCTAAAAGGTTTGTAGGCAGGGTGCCTATTGATGATTGCGATCACATCTTCCACACTCTGACATTTGGTTGGGTATTTTTTAACACCAAATCTTGCGTTGGGAATGGCGGCAGGCTTCATGTGTGGCACAGTGTCCAAGTTCCAGGTTCTAACCCCAAACAGAGCATTACCTTCCACAGCAAATCTACTTCTGCCATAGTCGGATTCTATGATGGCCATTGCCACCAAGATGTCTCTGGGTATTCTTTGATCAATGGGCAGTGTCCAGTTGATGTAATCTATGCACTTGTTCATTGCCTTAACAAAAGTTTTTGGTCCATTGAAAACAAATTCAGGCTCGTGTAGCCCAAAGTTTTTTGCCATCTCCACCATTCGCTTGTCTTCTTCTTTGCGGATCTTGTCCACAGTGACAGGATTGGGATTGAATGTGCCGTAGATGTATGCGGCAAAAATCACCACAATCACTGCCAACACTTTGTAAAGAAATATCTTTATTTTGTTTATGGTACGTCTTGGAAATGCTTCTCGCAATTTTTCATCCACTGAATCTTTTGCTTTGTTCAGTTTGTCTATCACATACTTTTTATACCAAATAGCCATACAAATAGTATATACTATTTTAGATATAAATCAAGAGCAAATTAACCGCTATTTCTTTGGGTTTTTGAGATGCTCTTTACAAATTTCGTACCAAAATTGTCCGCCTTCCCTGAGCAGTTCATTGTCAGTACGCAGTTGTTCCATTCGTTTGTGGATTATGTTCCATTGATGTTTTGAAAACAATTTGTGTTGTTCGTAGTGCTTGTCTAATCGTAGCAACACATCGTCTATTATTGGGCAGGTGATGTCCGGCACACGAGGCGCCTTTTTCTTCCATTTAGAAAACTGAGAAAGTTTTCTTCTTTTAGGTCGAGCCATAAGCGACTCCTTTCACACAATTATTTAGATATCGGTATGTGAATGTTAAGTGATGGTTTAATGATAATGTTGTGCTTTAAATGTGGGAGTCGAAACTCCCACACCTGATCTGTTCTGTTGCCCGGTAGATCTACCGCCAAGTGGCCGGTATTAAGCGGCAACCAATTCCGCATCAGCGAATACGCTGACAGGAACTGTCACTTCTGGTTTAAATGCGTTTGCATTTATAAGTTAGCCCTTTACAGAGGCCTGACTGGTAAACTCCATGTGTCTTTAAACTCCGGTCGAACCTATATCACCCCCTCGAAATAAACCAGACTATTTCAAATGAGCGATTTTGGTGGAGGTGGTCGGTACTGCCCCGACGTCCCAAAAGTGTATTACACACACTTCAACGCCTACAGTGTATTTAAACAGATATATTGATGAAAGTCAAGAACTATTTTGTTTTGTGCCATCTACCATCAGAACTACGCACTTTGTCTGGATGCTTCACTTCTATGATGAATGGTTTTGTGTCCTTGAATGTTTTACCGTGAGCAAATTTGAATATGTGTCCATGTTTGCTGTCTTCCTTCCAATGATTCTGGAAGTCTTCTATCACTATTTTATTCTTGTAAAATTTTATTGCCATATTATAAACATAGCATATTATTACAACAGTGTCAAGTGATGATTATTCTTTGATGATCTTGATGTCAGTAGCCACTTCTCTACCTCTGAACTCTTGCAGTTCATATTCAACCACTTCGCCGTCATTAACTTCTTTCAAGTTGGCGGCTTTTAGAGCAGAAATGTGTAGGAACACGTCCTTACCTTCATCATCTGGGGTAATGAATCCAAATCCTTTTGCGGAGTTGAACCATTTAATTTTACCTTTTGCCATATTTTTTTTGTATCTATTTAATATGCTGTATTTAGTGGATTGTATAAAAAATGTGTGTTTGAGTTGCGGATTTTACTCCGCAACCCAGTGCGAAATTACATAGAGTTTTTCTTCTCTTGGATTTCTTTTCTTCTAACTTTAACTGCTTTGCCTAGGATGCCAAGAGCCTTTCTTGCTCTAGCCGCCGCCGCTTTTACACCTTTAGTCTCGAATGCTTCTGACTCTGCGATGTAAGATTCAAACGCAGTTTTTATTTCTTCATGAGTTGCCATGATGTTTCTCCTTTATAACGTTATAAATTTCAGTCCAATCTTTTACTCGCTGAACTGAACTCTTACCTTGATTATACACTGAATTGTGAGGTAGGTCAAGAAGCAATGCTACCAAACCCATTTCAGCACCCAATTCAGCATTTACCGGTTTATCCTCTATCCAAATTGTGCCTTCTGGCAGTTTGGATAATGCTTCATCTTTGTCCGCCCCTGTGTCCAAACACTCTACTTTATGGAACACATCGCCGAACACCTCCTTAAGATTCTGTTCTCTCAACTGGTTGGCTTTAATATCTAAAGTTTGACTGGTAATCACATGAAACTTATAGCCTAACTCTGCTATTTTCTTCACATTTTCAACAGCACCTTCAATGGGGGTTAGATCTTTCATCCAAGCAGATTCATTAAAAATTTTTATCAATACTTCACACTGACCTTTGTTCATGTGATAGTTCATATGCATTTCATAATGATCACTTGCCATTTTGGGAAATCCTTGAAATTTCATCCAAGCATCAAATCCCTCTTCCCATTTGAGTAAAACTCCGTCGCAGTCTGTGGCAATGATATTATTATTCATTATTTAGGTAGTGTTAATCCTGATGTGCCTTCCGTGTATTGTCTAGCCATACCGTCTTCTGTTTCTGCGTAACATACCACATTCTTTTTGTATATTTCGACAGTGGCATCTAAAGGTATGGTGAAAACAAATGGACCCAAACCTATTCCTTTTTGAGGAATATTCACTATGGCTCTTGGTTTAGAGACCACTAATAACTCTTCTTGATCTTCTTGTAATCTTGCGACAACTTCTTCACCACTCATCAGTTTGATAGTGATTGTGTCTCCTTGTTGTGGTTTAGGCATTTTTTTCTCCTTGTTTTAAATATTCTTTTAATTGATCGTAACCACCAATCAGTTTGTCATCAAGCAGGATTTGTGGTACACTTCGTACTCCTGGTACTGCTTCTAACAGTTGCTCTTTGGTCCAACCTTCTCCAATTTTTCTTTCTTCGTATTCGATTTCTTTTTGTTTTAATAGGCTTTTTGCCATATCACAGTATGGACACATTGGTTTGCTCCACACAATCGCTCTAGTTATCTTTGACATTTGGTATCCTTATTGCTCCTATTCCTTCTTCATGAAGTTCTTTTATTTCTTTATCTGATGCTGTACCGTATATATGATCATCACGTTCTCCCAAAGACGCTTTACGA